GCTTCACACGACGGACTCTGATAGTAATCCAAAACGCGAGGCAACCTTTGGGACGCCGCGGACCACCACCAAACCCAAATAGCAAGCGCAGCCGTGACACACTTCGCCAGGCTATTGCGTTGGGTGTCGCCACACGTGCCACCCCAGTCGCAAGCCAGCACCAAGAGCCGCCTGAGCCGCCCGCAGACGTGGCAGCTCGAGGTGTTGCAGCAGCGTTCTGGAAGTCGCACGCCGCATCCCTCGCCGCTGCCGGTCGTCTGAGCGGCGAAAACGCGGAATGCTTCGCCATCGTCGCGCACTTGTACGCCGACTGCCGTGAGCTCGCCCAGCAGCTCGCTGCCGAAGGGTGGATCACGGCCACCGACAAGGGCCAGGCGGCCAGCCCGGTCGCCAGGCTCCTGCGTGACGCTCGCCGAGACTTCCTGGCGTTCGCCCGCGAGTACGGCCTGACGCCGGCGGCAGAGACACGATTCCCACCGGAGGCTGCGCATGTCGAAGAAGACGCCGAAGAGGCCGCGCTCCGCGCCTTCACCGGCTGAACCCGGCAGCGATCGCCCCGAGTACGTGCCCGGCTACGTCTGGGATGCCGAGGCCGCAGCCCGGCCCGCCGAGTTCATCGAGCAGCTCTGTCGGTTTCCCAGCCAGGACGGCGGCGACCCGTCGCCCGTGAAAATCATCCCGTGGCACCGAGACTCGGTGATCGCGCCGCTGTTCGGCTGGAAGCGACCGGACGGCCGCCTGCGGTATCGTCGCGGTGCTGTGTTCGTGCCGAAGAAGAACGCGAAGACGTTTCTGATGTCGCAGCTCGCGCAATATCTGCTGACGTCGCACCTGCCACACGCTGACGTCTACCCGGCCGCGGTCGACCGTGAACAGGCTCGCATTCTCTACCGAATGCTGAAACGCTCTGTCGAGTCGTCGCCGCTGTCCAAGGTGCTCGAGGTCGTCGACAGTAAGTCGATCATCCGCAACCGGAAGCACGGCAATATCCTTCGCTGCCTGAGCGCCGACGCATGGCGAAACGAGGGCCTGAACGGCTCGGTGATCATTGACGAGATCCACGCCCACAAGACGGACGAGCTCGTCAGTGCGTTGACCTACGCAACGCGTGCCACGCCAAACGGCTTGGTGCTCGCCATCTCGACGGCCGGCGACGACCGCAAAGGCCCCGGCTACCAGTGGTGGCAGGATGCCGAGCTCGTGCAGCGGAACCCGGCCGCCAACCCGACATTCTTCGGCCTCATCTACGCGGCGTCACCCGACGACGACTTCGACGATCCGGCAGTCTGGCGCAAGGCTAATCCATCCATGGGGATCACGTTTCCCGAGGAGGAGTTTCGCGCCGACTGGCAAGACTCGCTCACATCACCGGTCAAGCGACAGCGCTGGCTCCGATATTCCTTAAACGTCTGGAGCACGCCGGACAACCGCTGGTTCACGCCCGAGGTCTACGCGCCCTGCGTGGCCCAGCCAGCCGAGCCCCTCGACGGCCGTGCCTGCTTCATCGGCCTTGATCTTGCCGACCACCTCGACCTGACGGCAGCCGTCGCCCTGTTCCCCGACGGCCAGGGCGGCTACGACGCCGACGCGATGTTCTGGATGCCGAGCGACAACGTGGCCGAGCGCGAGCGCGAGGCCCGCGTGCCCCTGCGGCAGTGGATCGCCGACGGATGGATCCGCACCACGCCAGGCGTTCGGCTGGATCACGACCAGGTCGCCGCAGACCTCATCGCCTACGGACAGACGCACAAGATCCGCGGCGTCGGCGCCGACCCGTGGAACCTTGGCAGCGTCGCAACGCAACTTCACCGGCACGGTATCGAAGTGTCTGCTGTGGGGCAGAACGTGGGCCGGATGACGGCACCGTCCAAGCTGCTCGAGGGCCTGATCCACGAGAAGCGTTTTCGGTGCCCGTCGCCCGTACTCCAGTGGATGGCCGGGAATGTCTGCCTGTACGTGGATCATGCGGGCAACATGAAACCGGACAAGGGACGGTCGACCGAGAAAACCGACGGGATCGTGGCTGCCGTCTGCGGCCTGGCGGTGGCGAGCACGGCTGAACCCGAGATGAGCCCCGACGCATGGCAAATAATCGAGATATGAAGCCTGCGGCGAAGCGGCCCCGGGCCAAGAAGTCGACCCCTGAGCGCTACGAGCTGCGAGGTCTGGCCGACCATCTGCCGCTTGGCACGGTCATGCAGGCCGACAGCATGAGCGCCGACGTGGCCGTCCGTGTGACGTGCATTCTCGCCTGTGTCCGGTTCATCTCGAGCTCGATCGCCTGCATGCCGACCGAGGTGATGCGTCGGCGGCCCGGGATGCCGAAGACACACGCCCACGATCTGCCGTGCTACGACGTGCTGACGTGGAGGCCAAACTCGTGGCAGTCGGACTTCGAATACAAGGAAACCACCTGCTACCACCTGGCCCTGTACGGGCGTGCCTACTCGCGGATCGTCGCCGGCGACAACGGGTTTTGCTCGTCTCTCGAACCGCTCCATCCGAGCCGGATGTCGTGCCTGCGCGGCTCCGACGGCAGCCTGATCTACCGCTACCTGCTGCCTAAGGGATTGTTTAAGGATTTCCGGCAATCGGAGATCGTGCATTACCGATGGCTCTCGGACAACGGCTTTGAGGGTCAGCTCCCGGCCGAGCTGTGCGCCACGAGCGTCGCCCTGGCCCGCAAGCTCGACCTGGCGGCCACATCGTTTTGGGACAACAGCGCGAGGCCCGACGGCGTCATCGAAACGCAGGAAGAGATCCCCGCCGAAGCGCAGGCCCAGTTCCGCCGGCAGTGGAATGAGATCTACGGCGGCAGCCGCAAGCGCGGCTCCACCGCGATCCTGCCCAAGAAGACGCAGTTCAAGCCCATCGACGGCAACTCGCAGGAAGCGAACCAGTTCATGGAGCTTCGGAAGTCGATGCTGCCCGACATCGCGCGGGTCTACGGCATTCCGACCACGCTCCTCGGCGACGATGCGATGGCCAAGTATTCCAACGTCGAGCAGGAGTTCGTCACCGCGCACGTGTTCGGCCTGCTGCCATGGCAGAAGCGTTTCGAGGGCGCGATCGACCGCTCGATCCTGCGGACCTACGACAATCCGATGGACGGCCGGCACTACTGCCGGCTCGACAGTCGGGCACTGCTCCGCGGCGACACGCAGGCCCGCGTGGCCCTGTACCAGTTTCTGTTCAACACCGGCGCGATCTCGCCCAACGAGCTGCGAGACCTCGAAGACCTCGACCTGCTGGAGAACCCGGCAGCCAACGAAACGTACATGCAGCTCGGATTCGCGCCGCTGGGCACCTCGGCCACGGGCACCGGGCCGGACGCTTCGCCGATTGGACCAGCGCCCGACGAGCCCAGCGACGTCGAGCAGTTCCCGGCCGACACGATCGAGCCGGAAGACCTCGTTGCGGAAGACACGGAGGACAACGGCGATGCCTGAACCAATCGAGATTGAGCGCCGCTACGTGCCGTCCGTCGTCGAGCCGATCGAGCTCGAGGAGCGGTCGGCAGCCGCCCCGGTGATCAAGGGCATCAGCCCTCCGTTCAATTCGTTCAGCGTTGACCTCGGTGGGTTCCGTGAGGTTTTCGCGCCCGAGGCGTTCGACCACCTGATCGGCCGCCACAGGAACGATCCACGCGGCGGGCTGGACGTGCTCGCGCTGTTCAATCACGACGAGAACCAGGTGCTCGGACGGTCAACCTCCGGCACGCTTGAGATTAACCGTACCGACAAGGGCCTCGCCTACGCGATCACGCCTCCCGACACGCAGCTCGGCCGCGACGTCGTGACGCTCCTCCGTCGTTCCGATCTGACTGGCGCTTCATTCGCCTTCTCGGTCGCGCAAGGCGGCGAGCGCTGGGACCAGTCTGGAGATGGCCCGGCGACGAGGACTGTGACGCGGGTCGAAAACCTGTTCGACATCTCTGTCGTCAGTCGGCCCGCATACCCCAGCTCGTCGGCCGCCCTGCGTTCGCTGGAGGCGTGGCGGACTGAGAACCTCACCACCCACGAGGTAGAGCAGATTGCCGAGCGTGTCGCCGACGAGGCCTCCGACCGGCGCCGCCGATGGCACTACGCCCTGACGTCAGCCTCGGCACGGCTCGTCACCGCGAGGCTCAAAACCAATGCACCAAGAATCAAGTAGGGCATGCCGCGAATGCGGCCAGCGCTGCCGGGTGATCACGTCGCGCCGTACGGGCGCCGACCAGGTCCAGCGTCTGGAATGCACCTGCTGCCACGCCCGCCGCAAACGTCTTGTCCCCGCCACCGAGGTCTGGAGTCGTAAGCGATGAACGCAGCCGACAACGTGACCACGATCGCCGCGCAGTTCAGAGTGTACCTGACATCTGCCCACGAGAAGGCCAAGGACGGCCTGACGTGGTCGGAGTTCGGCCGCCTGCTCGTCGAGCTGCTCCACCTCATGGTGGCCAGCCTGGACGTCGTGACGAGCCTGACGGGTCCAGAGAAAAAGGCGATCGTACTCACGGCCGTGGGCGCTCTGTTCGATCAGTTTGCCGACATGTGTGTCCCGATGGCGTTGTGGCCAGCGTGGCTGATCGTACGGCCGGGAACACGGCTGCTGATCGTGGCGATCGCCGGCGGCGGCATCGAGGCGATTCTCCAGATCACAAGAGGCACCACATGATCTCGGCCCTGCTCGTACTCGCTGCCGTCTACCTGCTCGCCGGCAAGCAGCTCGGCGACCGGCTGCGTTCGCTGTTCGCGAACAGCAAACTGCCAGCCGTGGATGCCAAGAGCGTCGCCGCTGTGGCCCTGCTGGTGGCGGCTGCCGCTGTGTACGTCCCGCGGATGGACACGTC